TTTAGTTCTTCGTAAAAAAGCTGGATGGTCAACTAAGGTTGAAACTGCTACTTACGGTGCTTACGATGATGTTACTCGTGTTGGTGCAAGCACTACATTAGATGGTTCACCAGATAAGGCATAACGATCATGAGACTAATTAAAGAAGTTTTCGAAACAACTAACCTTATCGTTGAAGAACGTAAAGGTAAAAAAGAATATTTTATTGAAGGTATCTTCCTTCAATCAGCCCTTCAAAACCGTAACAAGCGTATGTACCCAGAGCATGTTATGGATAAAGAAGTTGCTCGTTATATGCAAGAGTCTGTAAAGATGAACCGTGCATATGGCGAACTAGGTCACCCAGACACTCCATCTATCAATTTGGATCGTGTGTCTCACCTTATCGTTGACCTTCGTAAAGAAGGTAAAAACTATGTAGGTAAAGCAAAGATTTTAGAAACTCCAATGGGTAACATCGCTAGAGGTCTTTTAGATGGCGGTGCTAATCTTGGCGTTTCTTCAAGAGCACTTGGATCCCTTTCTCTAAATAAGGAAGGTGTCAATGTTGTTCAGGATGACTTTATGTTATCCACTGCTGCAGATATCGTAGCAGACCCATCTGCCCCAGACGCTTTTGTCCGAGGTATTATGGAAAACAAAGAGTGGATTTTTGTTGATGGAAAGTTTGTGGAGCAACACATTGAAGCTGTTCAGGCTTCTATTAGAAAGGCTTCTACTCGACAGTTAGAGGAAGCTAAATTGCACGCTTTCCAACATTTTCTGAGTAAAATCAGATAAATAATAAATAATTTAATAGAACTAATCCAGTTACAGGAGATAACGAATGTCTATCGAACAAAAAATTGCTCAGATTCTAGCAGAATCAAAGCAACAAAAATTAGATGAAGCCAAGTTGGCTGGCGCTGAAACAGGCGCTAAAGATGTTACTGCCAATTCTGCAGGTGGCGATAAAGCCCCAATCCGTCAAGGCGATGCAGTTCCAGCAAACTCTGCTGAACAGAACCCAGACAATGCACGCAATGACAAACAAGACGAAAAAGATGCTGAGAAAGCCCCAGCTGGTTCTATGAACCCGCACAATGGCGATCAGTCTCCAGTTCGTCAAGGTAATGCAGTTAAAGGCATGAAAGAAGATATGGATGCACTTTTCAATGGTGAAGAGTTGTCCGAAGAATTCAAAACCAAAGCAGCTACAATCTATGAAGCAGCTGTTATGGCTCGTGTTAACCAAGAAGTTACACGCATTGAAGAAGAATTTGCAGCGAAACTTGCAGAGCAAGTCGAGCAAAATACTCAGGGAATTGTTGAACAAGTTGATGGATATCTTGGCTATATTGCCGAGCAGTGGATTGCACAGAATGAATTAGCCCTTGAGCGTGGTATCAAGTCTGAAATCTTAGAAGGTTTCGTTAACGGCTTGAAAGATCTTTTCGAAGAGCACTACATCGAAGTTCCAGAAGAGCGTTTCGACGTTCTTGGTGAAATGGAAGATGCTATTGCTGAGCTAAAGTCTAAGCTAGACGAACAAGTTGAAGCCAATGTTGAATTGACTAAAACTCTAGCAGAAGCTAAGCGTCAAGAGATCGTTAAGCAAATTAGCGAAGGTTTGACTGACACTGAAACTGAAAAGTTTATGGGTCTAGTTGAAGAACTTTCTTATGAAGATGCAGCTACATATGAAACTAAAGTTAAAACTATCCGTGAAAACTATTTCTCTGGTAAGAAAACTGAAGTAGCATCTGTTGTTACTGACGCTCCAGTAGAAGTGTTGACTGAGGAAAAGAAGGTTGCTACCATCGATCCAAAAATGTCTGCATATCTATCAGCACTCAACAAAAAATAAATCCTAAAGGAAAAGAAAAATGACAACACGTCAACAATTAATCGAAAAATGGGCACCAGTCCTTAATCACGAAGGTGCACCAGAATTCAAAGATCAGTATCGTAAAGAAGTTACTGCTGTTCTTTTGGAAAACCAAGAACGTGAAATGCAAAAGCAAGCTGAAGCACTTTTCGAAGCTGCTCCAACTAACGCTGGCGGTACTGGTATCGCTCTTGGCGGTGCAGGTTCTAACGGACAAATGGCTGGTTTCGACCCAGTTCTAATCTCCCTAGTTCGTCGTGCAATGCCACAACTTATCGCTTATGACATCGCTGGCGTTCAGCCAATGACTCAGCCAACTGGCTTGATCTTCGCAATGAAGTCTCGCTACGCTGCTCAAAACGG